TATCATTCTCCAGCCCATTATTACGTTTCCGCCAATACTTCTTATTGCAACTGTGTCTGGCATGTTAGCTTTATTCCGGGCATAGTATTTAGCCAAAGCTCTCTTATCAGCCGATTGCATTAAAACATCTCTATCTTTTTTAAGCTCTTCTATTTCTTTCATAAAGGTCTTAGTAGCTTCTTTAACAGCTTCTGAAATAACTGTTTTTATCTCTTCGTTCGAAGAAGTTTTTTTTAATTTGTTTTCTGCCATATTTTTTAAATTAGTTTATTTTTCTTTAATTCTTTATCGTCAATCCCCAATTGATAAGCAACGTCTCTGGCTCCTTCAGATAGTTTGCCCTGGTTTTTTGGTTCTTCTGGAGCTTGTCCTGAACCTGTGCCTATCGCATCACTTCCCATTTTAATATTTTGCCCTCCAGTGGCTAAAATATGGGCGTTTTTGACACGTTCAGCTTTTTGTTCTTCTGTGTCATCTTCTGGAACAGCAAAGCTATCGTAATAGAACTTAATTTTCTTTTTAAGTTCTGCATCTTCTCCAACAATTTTATCTATCATAGCATTAACGCTTTTTTCTTCAGATCCTTTCTTTACTCCTTGAATTTCTGCTTGAAGATTGGCTATTTGCTCTTCAAGTTTTTCAACTTTCTCCTCCTTCTTTTTTGTAATTTTATTTAATTTACCAAAATTTTTCTCTTTCTCTTTCTCCTTCTCTAATTCCTCTTGAGCTTTTAATAGGCCTTCCTCTTTTTCTTTAAGGTCTGATTGAAGTTTTTCGAATTCAGATTCCAATTCACCTTTAGCTTCTTCTTTTGCCTCCTGTATTTTAGCTTCTACTTCTTCTGGTGTAAGGGTTTCGTCTATTGGATTGCCTTCTTCATCATAAACCTCTGGGATTGGGTTTCCGTCTTTATCATATATCTCAACCATATAAGTTTTTATATTTAATAATTTTAGTATGTTTTACCATCTATCGACCTTTTAACGAAGCGTTATTTAACATCGTGCCACAAAACGATGAGTCGACTTTTACTTCTTAGCTATTCTGATTTTGGATTTAGGCATATGCTTGAATATTTCATGCATCCTCATTCCTTTTTTTCTTGCAGCCGAAGATTTATAACAATAAGTTTTGCCTGTTTGTTTGGAGGTCATGCAATATTTACCGTTTTTTTTTTTTTTTTTATATGGCATATATCTATTTATTTCCTTTTCCCCATTCTTCCTACAGGACCAGCCCCTTTACCAATTCCAAGCCCTCTACCCTCTCCTCTTGACCTAATCCTGTGACCTCCCAATCCTGCCCTCCAACCAGCTGGGGTTCCTGGTTTTGCCTTTTTTATTTCTTCTCGCATTGAATCTATTAAATTTTTTCTTGGCATAGTTTTTTATTTAATTATATTATTGGCACACCATCTTCTGACTCTTTTTCTTCATCAAATCTGGCCAGAGATATTTTAGTTTGTTCTTCAAACCAATCCTTAATTTCTTTTAAACAATGAAGCGCTCCTCTGTGCCAAATTACCTGTTCTGCTGTTTCAGCGTGTTTACCCAAACTACGAAGCCATTCCAGTTCTTTTAAGGCAATAATATCCTTAAAATGGTTTTTATAGAATATCTCTACATCGCTTGCTCTATTAACTATTTCTTCGTCTGTAAGTCTTTTTTTGTCTATTTCTATAAAATCGAGCGACTTATCACCTAATATACCTTTATTCAATTCTTTAGCGGCTTTGAGTTCTTTTCGCATAATTTATCTTAAAACTGTTTGTCCAGTAGGCATCCCTTCTTTAATACTTATTTTTGGTTGTGGTGCTTTTTCAGTTAAAGGAGGTGCTTGGGTTTGAGGCTGTTGTCCTATAAATAACTTAGGAGATTCCTCGTGAACTTCAGCAAATCTTTGAGCCATCAAAGCAGGATCCATTTGCAGTCCAAGATTCATAGCAGAAGTTATCATGTTCTCAAATCTAAGCTTTGAAATCTCAGAAGTCTTTTTCTCTTTAGGAATTACATTCACCAACCAAGTCAATCTCATTTTTTTTATTTGTTTTGGATTTAAAACCAGAAACCTAACAGGTTTTCCTGTCTCACGCTCCATACGATCTTCTTCTTCTATAAGTTGTTGAGGAGTTGGCAGGTTTTCTGTGAGAGTCGTAATCCTTATACCTTGTCCTTCGCCTTCTATGCTTCGTGCCCTGCTTATGGTTCTGTATCTATTTCTAATCAATCGCCTTGCTTCGTCGATCGCAGTATCGGTAGGTTCAAACCAATTTTGAAGCAAAAGCATCAAGCGTTTTATAGTCAATTTCTTCTCAAGCAAACTGGCTGCTAATATAATTATCCCCATCATAATTCGCGCCTGACGTTGGAGTTCTATTATTTGAGTGGCAGTGGTTTTGCCTCCTTCTTCTTTGGCCCCTGTAAAAGTCTGAGAAGCTGTGTTAGTATCAATCGTTCTCTTTACCTCTTGCATCATATTAAACTCTCCTGCTGTTACTCCTTTAACTTCATGTTCTGAAACTGGCACTAAACTATTAGGTTCAATTCCTCTTGATATATTTCCTGGCATAAACACAGACTTTGTGATTATTCTGCTTGAATTGTTCAAGTAAGGGGGAAATACTGATTTTTGAAATTTTAAAACACCCATTTTCATCATTTCGTCCAGTAATCCTATAAGGTTTTTGTTTTTAAAAACAAACGATTTACCATAAGCAAAATTATGTCGTATAGGCTCCAAATTCTGTTGAACTACAGAATAATCTCCGTGCCCCCAAGGAAACGGGTATCCCATAGGAAGCATAGGCACTCCATTTAATATAATTTGAAATTCCTGATTAGGTTTGTCTTGATATTTAATCACTTCGACTTGATTTTCTGTAGTATTTTCTGAAAATCTCCAAGCATTGTTTGCCATTTCAGCTCCCGCAGTGCCAGAAAATTCACGTTTCTTTTTAGTTACATATTTCCATCTATCCCAACTTTCGTAAATCGCTTCAACTTTTGACCTCGGCTCTATTGTGACTGTAAAAATATACGGTTGATTTTCTAAAATATATTCCCTTAGATCACCAAGAAACACACTCAGCAAAGAAAGTATCGTTCGTTTTGGTTGTCCTTGACTTTTGACTTTCTTTGTGTCCCATTTTACTCCATTAAATTGCCCATAAAATCCTTTTTTAATCTTTTTTTCAATTTCCCATTTTTGCTCCCACGTTTCCTCTAAAAACACAGTTCCTTGTTTTAATAACTCATATTGGCGGAGCATCTTTTTTTCTTCGTCATTTTCAACCTCCTCTGTTTTGTCTACTATATCCTCCATAGCATTGCCTAAAGTATTTACAGGAATATCGTCTTTTGTAAAAGCTGAAATTTCAGGCTTTAAATTAAGTCCCTGAAAGGACGCCAAAAACGCCATCATTTTTGTTCTTAAAGTGCCAGATTGATATATTATATCTCCTCTGTTTTTTTTAGGTTTAAGAATTGTATTTGCTGCATCTTCATTAGCTTGGTAATACTGAGCTAAAGTTAACCCGTCAAACTCTGAAAACTGCTGAGCTCTTAAATTCTTAGCATTCTCAAGTCTTTTCTGAATGTTGGATATATACACACGCTCCTTATCTGAATAATCAGGAGTTTGTATTTCGTCTTCTTTCTCTTCTTCAAGAACCGAACCTTTTATAGTTCTTGGTTTTTCTTCTGCCATAATTTTTAATTTTATGAATTAAATGGATTTAATGGATTTAATGGATCTATTTGTTGTGTTTCTAATCTGTACCTGTCTTCCTGTACATCTTCTCATTCTTCATAATCTTTCCAGTTTTTATCCAATCTCGGTAAATTTGATCCAGCAAAAGTCATCATTAGTGCATCTGCCACATCGGGCGAATCTATTCCCTTTTTCAACATTGTTTCTTTTGGCATAATCTGCATCTTGCCACGCGTGCCTTCCAGTTTGATGCGATATTTTATTTTTGAGAGTTGAAACCAGTCTTCGTTTTCTTCAAGTTTACCTCCTTGCAAAATCCATAATCGTACAGCCCAATAAAACTCTGCTCTTTGGTTTACATATTCTGACTGAGCTTTATCTGAAATTGGCCTATTTCCTGCATTCATTTGTCTTACTCCTGGGATTTGACGATTCAGGATATCAAATACTCCTTTGCCTATCCCCACTGAATCTGTTGCAATATCAGATGGATTTATATTATTTGATTTCTGCAAAGTCATTACTTCTTCTGCCAAACTCATTGTATCGGGATCTTTGGATTTATGCGATATCTTTGCATAATTTGTAAATCTTTGCACTATGACCGACCAGTTCCTTCCGCCACCTGCTACGTCCACTCCTAGTTTATTTATTCCGAATCCTTTATAATTGTCTCCGTAATTTACAAATGCTGTTTTAATCTCCTCCCTTGTCAGCAACGATACCCAACCTTCTTCATCTGCCATACCTGACTTTGGAAACTTGCACTCGTATAACACATCAAAGAACGGCTGGCGTCTCATCTCTTCAATATACTCTTCTATATATCTTCCCTCCTGTAAACCTTGTTTGTAATCAATTATTATTTTATAATATTCCGGGTCTTCGTAGGATTGGATAAAATGCTCTTCATCCCAGGGATTTCCTACTTTGCATAAAAAGTTACTTGGATGATCTCCCAACATACGCATAATCATTGCATGATCTTTGCCACTAATAAGAGCTGATTCGTCTTCTATTCCATTTGGTGCTCCGAATCCTAACGCCGACTCGCCCGCTGCTATAATAAATATCTCCCCTAAAAGTCCATTGCCTACTTTGAAGTTTATTCTTGACTTGTTTCTATATCGCCTGATTGATTCATCTGTTTCTCCTTTTTCACGAATAAATCTTGCTTTTGTATACTCGTTATCATAAATGTGCTTAATTACATCTCCCATAATCACACTAGCTTTGTCTTTGTTTCCTGCCGCTACAAACCATTTTTCAGGAAATGTAGACGCTCTCCATAAAACTGCCATTGAAATTGTTTCTGACTTTCCGTACCGAGTTGCTGCTTGTATATGAACTCTTGGATGTGATTTTGTCGCTATTGCTATGAAAATTTCTGCCTGTCCTCTTGTCAACTCAAAAGGTTTTCCATCATCAGCTTTAAACAAATTTCTTACTATTTCCTGTGCTTCTTGAATTGTCATTTGAATTTTCTGAATTTTTATTTGTCATCATTTTTTTAAAAACATCTGCTAATTTGTCCAACTCTTCTACATTGATACTTTTTTCCTGTTCAATTTTTTCCCTCCACTCTTTTACATATTGAAAAAACAGTTTAGCTTCTGCTGCGTTTCCATGAATTATCGCATTTCTATAAAGTGCTGTTAAAACATTGCGAGTCTTGTCTTTGAAGAATTCTCTTTCGTCTGGAATTAGATCATTTTCTCTTATTTTTTTATTCCATCGTGTTAATACAGCTGGTTGACTTATTTTATATCTTTTCCCGAATTCTATTTGATTTCTTATTTTTAAAAGTTCTATTGTTTCGTTGTCTATTATTCCCATTGCTCTTAACGTCATTTCGTCTTTTCCGTACAAAATACTAGGCAAAGATTTCCATGCTACATACGCTTTAAAGTCCTGTTCTCTGTAGACTAATTTTTTGTCTTTCTTTGTCTTTTTTTTTTAACGTTTTGTCAAGTCATAAAACAAAAAACTCCCCTTA